GGAAGCGCCCGTCCGCTCGGGCGACGATCTGATGGGCATGACGCGCGAAGAGCGCCGGGCGTTCTTCGAGCAGAACGGCAACACCCCCATTCGCTAACTGCTAGACGGCTAAACAGCCAGAAAGGAGAGCTAGAGCATGGCAACCGACCCAAATCTCGCAACCACTGGCTCGATGTCCCCAGACATCCTGGCCGTCTACATGATGGACGAGCTGCTGGAGCGCGCCTACAAGGACACGGTCTTCTGGCCGCTCTGCGAAAAGTCCACCATCCCCTCGGGCTCGGGGAAGACGGTCCAATTCACGCGCTACGAGCGCCTCCCCCTCCCCGAGGCACCGCTGGAGGAATCGGTCACCCCGGCCGCCACCCCGATCACCCTCTCGACCGTGGACGCGGTCCTCGATCAATGGGGTGCCGTGGTGTCGATGTCGGACATCGTCGTCCTCATCATCAAGCACCCGCTCGTCCAGCAGGCCCGCGAGCTGCTCACCCTCCAGCACAACGAGCTGGTCGATCGCGAGGTGCAGCAGGTGGCGATGGGATCGACCAACATCTACTTTGGCGGCAACAAGACCAGCCGCGCTTCGCTGGTTGCTGGCGATGTCATCGCGACCGATGACGTGCGCCGGATCGTCTCCCGGCTGCGCTCGACCGGCGCGCCGACCCGCACGAAGGGCCAGTACGCCGGCGTGGTCGATCCCTTCACCGAGATGGACATCAGCAAGGACAGCACGTTCCAGCTCGCGGGAGTGTTCAGCCAGACGGAAACCTTGAAAGACGCAGTGATCGGCCGGTGGATGGGCGTGGAGTGGCAGCGCTCCAACTACATCCCCGTCCTCTCGCTGATGCCCGCCGGCAACTACGCCATCGCGGCAGCCGGCACCACGACCATCCCTGGCGGCGCGACCGGCTTCGACGCCGGCTCGACCGTCCGCGTGCTGGTCACCGGCATGGACCCGCAGACCGGCTTCGAGACCAAGATCGCTCCCGAGCAGGCGGTCACCAACGCGGCAGTCTTCGCTGCCACCGCCGTCATCAACGCGGCAGCGCCCACCGGCTCGTACAAGGTCTACGCCACCATGATGAACGGCGTCACCGGCACGGCGACCCTCCAGCTCCGCGTCCGCCACACCGCCGGCACCGCTGACACCGTCAACCTGGTCAAGGCCGGCGCACCGACCACGGCCAATGCCTTCGTCGTCACCGGCTCCGGTCCCGTCGCACCGCCCGCACCGCCGGCAGCCGTCAACATCCACATCTCCTACGTGATGGGGCGCGGCTACTTGGGCGCGACCACCCTGGAGAGCCTGAAGACCTACATCGTTCCGGCGCAGGCATCCGAGTCCGACCCGCTCGCCCAGCGCACCAAGGCCGGCTGGAAGCAGCTCTTCAAGGCCATGGTGCTCAACCCGGATTTCGGAACCCGCATCGAAGCTGCCTCGGCCTTCAACTAGAAAGGGAATCCTATGGCCCGCCGCCCCGATCCTCCCGATGACGACGACGCCCCTCCGTCCCGGCGGAAGAGCGCCCCTCGTACTGAGGACCGACCGGAGGCGGCGGTCCCACCCCGCCGGGCCGCCGAGCCCGAGCCCGAAGCCGAGCCCGAGCCCGTCGAGCGCCAGCCGAAGCCGCTCTCCGAGCTGTCGGACAAGGGCCTGGTGAAGCGCCTGCTCCGCTACACGGAGGAATTTCAGATCCTCTCTGGCGACAGCTCCCCCTTCGCCGTCCAGCGCCGGGTCGAGCTGACCCGCGCCATGCGCGCCGTCCAGGCGGTGCGCGACGCCCGCGAGCCGATCGTGGAGGTCTCCGTCCCCCGGTCAGTGACCGGAGAGCCCTTCGTCCTCGGCCCGGCCGTCTTCCCCCCTGGCATCCACTACGTCCGCGCCTCGGTCGCCCAGTACCTGCTCTGGCTGATCGGGGAGAACCAGCGCATCGAGCGCCAGCGCCTCCAGGCGAACAACCGCTCGATCGACCTCGGCACCATCGGCTCGCGCGCTCGCCTCGCCAACATCGCCCGCGACGATGGCCGCGACGACTGGACTGGCCGAGGCACCTGACGGAGTCCTACAATCGACCGCGCAACGGAAATCGTTGCGTCTTCAGAAACTGGGATGGGGTGATGGGAGACAAGGTACGGAAGAAAGAGCTGCTGCTCCGCGCCGGCGCAGCCGAGCCCTGGCGCTACGGCCCCTACCGGGTGGTCATCACGCGCCGGGTGACCGAAGAAGAGCAGATCTCAGTCGAGTGCTACGAGGAAACCCTCCCCGACGCGCAGCGCACCTACGCCGCCATCATGGACTCGATGCGCCAGGCGATGATCGCCCACAACGAGAAGGTCGTCCTCGCCCACAGCGCCCACCTCTCGCGGATGGACCGCATGATCGAGCGCCGGGCCGAGAAGGTGCGCGAGCTGGACGCCGCCTGCGCCGAGCGCCGCGAGTGGCTCACCGAGAAGGGGATGCACGCCGACGACATGCCGGCTCCCTTCGAGGACGGCGAGGACGCATGAGGCAGACGCGCGGCGAGATCATCAACCAGGCGATGCAGCTGGTGGGGAACAACTCCACCACCATGCTCGCCCAGGCGCGGATCAAGCTGAACCGTATCTTGCAAGATCTCTACCAGCAGTGGGACTGGCCCTTCCTCTGGCTCTCGACCCAGCTCACCATCCTGCCGAACGGCGTGATCGTGCTGCCCGACGATTTCGTCAAGCCGGAAGACGATCGCTCGCTGGTGGTGGTGCAGGCGAACGGCCAGGCGATGCGCCGCATCGTCCAAGAGGTGGACCATCGCACCTTCGACTCGCGCCTGCTGGAGGTCTCCGGACTGATCCCGCAGATCTGGACGATCGACTACGTCGTCCCGGTGGGGAAGGCATGGCCGCTGCCTGACGGGGGCACGGCCATCGCCACCTTCCGCTACAAGTTTCTCCCCCCTGACGTGTCGCCCACCGACACCATCGCCTACGACGCCGACATCCCCACCTTCCCGTGGGACAGCTTCCTCCAGCACCAGCTGGTCGAGTGGGGCATGCTCTACGAGTCGGACCCGCGCCGGGCCGAGCAGCTCACCATTGACGAGGGCTACCTCCAGCGCCTGCGCGGCTCGGCTTTCCCTGATCGCAGCTATCCCTCCACCGTGCCGCTCGATCCCGTGTTCTTCTCCACGCCGAATTGGGGGTACGGCAGGGGAAGCAGCGGGGGAGGCGGCCAGCGAGTCGTCTAGATGGCTGCGCCGCAGGACGCGCCCGAGCAGGCGTTCCGGCTGCGTCAGTTTCAGGGCGTCAACACCACCATCGACTCGACCTTCCTCGGCCCGTCCTTCCTCCAGCTCTCGCAAAACTGGTTCCCCGCCGTCAGCTTCCGGCTCGCGAAGCGGCCCGGCAACGTCCTCTTCCAGCACATCGGCAATAGCACCACGGCAGTGACAGACTTGCTTGCTGACTCCCTAGCAGGCATCACCTACCTCTACGCCTACTGCCAGCGCGCCAGCGATGCCGTCATCGCGGTCTCCATCAACGAAGGCCCCTTCGGCTTCAACCCGCCCAACGTCACCTTCCCCACGGCGACCGCGCGTGGCCGCCTGGTGCGCTTCCGCGACCGCGTCTACGCCGGCAACGGCGTCGATCCGCTGGTCAGCTGGAAGGTGACCGACCCCGCCGGCACTCCCGCCCAGGTCTACGGGGCGATGGGTGCGCTCTCCCCCGGCGGCACCGCGTCGGCGCAGAACAACCCCACGGGCACCAACCTGAACGCGATGCCGACCGGCACCTACCAGGTCTGCTTCGCGGTCTACGACACGGTCACCAAGTTTTACGTCAGCCGGGGCGATCCCATCGTGGATGCCACCAATGGCCAGCCCGGCATCGTGATCGGCACCGGGACCAACAACACCGGCCAGTCGCTGCTCTGCCACTCGCCAACCGCCGCGCTCGCCGCGAACCAGGTCTACCGCTGCTTCATCGCCTATCGGGGCTTCCCGATCGAGTACGCCACCGCGCAGGGCACGGACTGGAAGGCCGACGAGCAGCGCACCTTCACGTCCATCGACGTGACCGATCTGCGCTGCCCCATCAAGGCAGGGGTGACAAGAACCGGAAATATGTTTCTTGTCTGGCGTAACCGCGTCATCTTCGCGGGCTCTCAGGCGGAGCCCTTCGCGATCTTCGCGACCGACACGATCCTCCCCGGCCTGGAGCAGGACATCTACAACCAGGGCACCTTCTTCCCGGTCGCCGCCAAGGTGATGCTCCCCGACACCGTCACCGGCATCGGCATGGCGGGCGCGACCACCGACCTCGATCCCACCGCCCCTCTGCTCTTCTTCACGCAGACCCGCACCTTCCTCTGCCAGGACGATCCCTTCGATCCGAACGGCTCTGCCGTGCTGCTGGAGATCGCCTCGCGCGTCGGCTGCGTCGCCCATGACACCATCGTCACGACCCCGCTCGGCACCATCTTCGCCGGCATCGACTCGATCTACCTGATCCCGCCCGGCGGCGGCTACCCGCAGGACATCGGCTGGCCGATCGCCTCCGAGATCCGCCAGCTCGATCCGGGGACGCGCTCGGAGATGAACGCGATCTTCCACAAGCAATTCTATAAGATTGCTCTCCCCCCAGGCTTCGGGGAGTGGTGGCTCGATCTCCGCCAGGGGCTCGGCTCCGTGCCGCAGTGGTGGGGACCGATGCTAACGCAGAACATCCAGCCCTGCTGCCACACCGCCGAGCTAAACTCCCAGAACGAGATCGACCGGGGCTACGCTGCCTAC